CTATGAGGGGCTAGTGAGCTGATCGATGATGCGCTGTGCGTGGATCTTCGACGGTTCCACAAAGTCGTCGGCATAGCCGGCCGGGGCCGTCAAGATCTCCGCACAGCGCATCAGTTGGCACAGCAGACCAGAGCGAGAGTCCAGGTCGGCACCGCGCTCGCGGTAGATGCGATCCGCCAGCGCGGGCACGAGCAGCGAGTTGTGCCACAACGAGGCCGCGTCCCAACCGCGCGGCGCAACACCCCAGTCCTCCCAGTCGAGGATGCAGAATTCCGGAGCGGTGAGGTTTTGCCAATAAAAGTCGCCGTGCGCCGTGGCCCACTCATCGACCGTCGTATCCAGCCCGCGGAACATTGCCGTGATGCCGTCATCGATACGTTGCTGCCGAACCGCCACACGCGTCGTTTCCTGCGTACTCAACGCGTCGAGCGACTCGTCAAGTCGCTGCCACCATACTGCCGACAGGTCCGGCGCCTCGCGCAGGACGCCCCACGGGATCACACTCTTGGCGGGGATGAACTCGGTCTCGTCGGCACGCCACACTCGGTCGTTGGCGCGATCAACCCACGACACAGCCTGATGCCACTCCGGTCTGGCAACACCGCGAAGGATCACGGACCTTTCCACACCATCGTTGCCGCGTCGCACGAATCGCGACATGGGTTGCTGTTCGACGCGAACCCACGTGTCCCGATGTGTACGGAATCCAACCGACCGGCGCTTACGGACTTCCGTCTGCCGATCGAAACGCACCTCAAGAGCGCGGCCGACTCGTTCGATCTCCGAGGACGCGTCGTACTTCCTCAAGTCCAAGGACATACGAAAAGGCTACATGCTGAGGGCCACAACAAAAAGGCCCCCGCAGCTCACTGAGCTGCGAGGGCCTTGTTACTCTGGATTCTGTCAGGCTGGCTAACGATCAGTCTTTGAATGAGCCATCAGTGCGGTATCGGTGCTTGCCGAGCACATGCTTGCACTGTGGGCAGGTACGCCTGACGAACTTGAACATCCATAGCCACCAGGTGACCAATAACCCTCGGCCGAGCCTGACCATCAGTGATCTGGTGCAGGCCACGCAATCGCGGCACCCCGCCACACCTACCCCCTCCAGACATGAGCAATGTTCACAATGTGGATCTTTGTCACCGTACCGGACGTTCGTTGACGTGCCTGTCCCACTTCATTGCCTAGAACTCCGCACCATAGAGCGATCCCCAACTACGAAGGCCGACCTCGTGGTCGGTGTCGATGTGCACGGGTCCTATGTGTTCGGCCATGAGCCGGGCGATCTCGCCAGCTCCCCACTCCGCCCGCGCCGCCGGGAGCGACGCGATCACTTCGTCGTGGATGGGCAGCCGGAGGTAGGGCGTGTAGCCGGCCTTGTGCAGCCGGAGCAGTCCACGGCAGGTGACGTCCCGGCTGGTGGACTGGATCTCGTAGTTAAGCGCGGAGTACGCGCGGGCCGGGTCGACTGGCAGCCGCCTGCCGGCCGGCGTGGTGATGTACCCCCGCCTGGCGGCAGAGTGCTGAAGCTTGCGCGACCGGGCCGCCACGCCCGGGTAGCGCTTGTCGAACGCCTCCACCACTGCCTTGGCGATAGCTAAGGGAATCCCGGCTTGTTCGCTGACCGTCTTCGCGCCGCCGCCGAACACGCGGGCGAAGTTGGTCATCTTGCCCGCCTTGTACTCCTTGGTGTCCTTAAGCACCTCGGGGCCGAACGCGGCCCTGGCGGTCATCAGGTGCAGGTTGGCGTCTTCGGCGAACGCCTTGATCATCGTCCGGTCCCCGGACAACGCCGCTAAGACCCTGAGCTCCTGGCCTTTGTAGTCCACCGAGGCGACGCGGTGGCCGTGCTCGGCCAGGAAGCACCTGCGGATCAGGTAGTCCCCGGCGGGCAGGGTCTGTGCGGGGATGCCGGTGATGCTCATCCGCGCGGTGCGGGCACGCAACGAGTTGATGGAGGCGTGGCACCGCCCAGCCGGGTCCATGCCGGCGAGGAACCCGTCCACCCATGTGGTGCGCCATTTGCGGGCCTTCTTGGCGTCCTGGACCGCGAGGGCGAACTCGTCGCCCTGAGCGGCCAGGGTGGCGAGCAACCTCTTGTCCACCTGCCGCCGCCCGGTCGGGGTCCGGCCGGTGATCTCGACTCCCCGGTGCTCCAGGACATCAGCGACCTGTTCGGTGGAGTTGACGTTGTCGCACCCCAGCCGTTTCGCGATCTCGACCGCGGCCATCTCCTCGCCGGCCAGCCGGGCGGACAGATCGAGGGTGTAGTCGACGTCCAGGAGGAACCCGGTGCGTTCCATGTAGGAGCAGACTTCGGCGATCTGGTGCTCGAAGGCGATGAGCGGCCGGGCCGAGTGCGGCACGAGCGAGGTAAGGATCTGAGTTAGGCGGGCGGTGAGGATGGTGTCCATCCCCGCGTACAGGGTGTACTCGGGATCGGCGATGTCCACCGCGGACCAGATCTTCGCCTTGGTGGTCTTGTACTTCTTGGCCAGCCGGCTCATCAGGCCCTTGACCTCGTCGGCCACCACAGGGTCGACGTGGTGGCGGGTCAGGGCCTCCAGACCGTGGCCGATGCCCCCTTCGTCTTGGCCCCTCGGGTCGACCAGGTGGGCCAGGATCTTCGTGTCCCGGACCTTGGGCCACAGCTCTTCCATGCGGATGCCAAGGTGCCGTTGGGCGACTTGTAGGTCGTACGGGGCGTTGTGGATGACGAGCTGCCCGAGGCCGCGCAGGGCGCGGCGCGTGTCTTCCTGGATCTGCCCGCCGTGTTCGACGGGCAGCACCCACGCTTCGCGGGTCGTGCCGAACTGGATGAGCCTGAGCTTGTGAGTGGCGCTGTAGATGTCTAAGCCGGTGGTTTCGGTGTCGACCGCGAGTGCCCTGAGGTGCTGGCGGACGAAGTCCCGGAACCCGGTGAGGTCTGCGTCACTCTGGACGACGTTGATCGTGACCTGGTTTCCGGCCACGGTGTGGTGGTGTTGCTGCATCCACCTCTCTCCCTGCCTTGTCGGCAGCGGCCGGCGAGTCGGTTAGGGGTGGTAGATGTGCCGGACGATCCGGGATACCGTCGCGGCGTTGATGCCGAACTCGGCGCCGATGTCGGCCTGGGTCTCGCCGCGCTCGGCCAGGTCCCGGATCTCGGCCACCTGCTCTGGGGTGAGTTTCCGGCCGTTGCTCCCAGCCTGGGTCGACTGGTGAGCCCGTACGGCCGCGTACTTGGCGCGTAGGTCTTCGAGTTGGCGGCGCAGGTCGGCGATGATCTCGCTGGGGTGGGATTCCGCGACCAGGGCCATGGTTACTGAACCTCCGTGGTCACGTAGTAGGAAATCGAGGTCAGCGGGATCACGACCCGGGTAGCCGTGTCGGGCCGGATGACGACAACATCCGCGAACTCGTCGACCTGAGCGTTGATGTGGTGCATCTTCTCGCCACGGTGAAAGATGACTTCGACTTCGTACATAGGTCTGTTGGTCCCCCTTGGTGGGGCGGGGGCTACCCGCCCCGAAGCGTCTGATCTGGACATTCGTGTCTACTTCCGGTTGTTGGCCCACTCGCGGTCGCAGACCTTCTCGGGGCAGTCGAACGCGCCCCAGTTCTTGCCGGTCTTCTCGGAGAATCCGGACTTGTAGAGCCGTTGGCCGTGTTCGCAGTACCGCTTTTCCCCGTTCGGGGCCTCGTTAGCCCCGGCAGGCTTACCGGCCTGTCGCTGGCCGGAACCGGAGCTGGAACCGGCCGAGCTGCGCTGTTGGGCCGGGCCGTAGCTGCGGTGTAAGAACTTCGCGGCGCTGACGGTCAGCTCGACGAGCTGCTTCACGCCGTCGGTATCGCCGAGCTGGTCGGCGGCGTCGTGTACGTCGGTGCCGTCGATGGTGATCCACGGTGCGTCGTAGCCGGCCCCGGCCTTGAGCGTGACCCGGACCTTGTGCTCGCCGGCCGCCGTGACCGCCGTCGTGGTGACCGTGGTGGTGTCGTCCTGTGGGCGGTCGTGGGGTTGGTCGGGTGCGTCGTGTTCGGCGAATGGATCAAAGGTCATTCAGGGATCTCCTTCACAGGACGTCGATGGACGGAAGGGCGCGCGGACGGTGGTGTGCGCCACGGTGGGTGACCCGTGCGGCACGGCTGTTGGACATCGCCTGCCGGGCGCCAGGCCCGTCATGGCCGCGTGCGGCGTGGGAACGCACGTTGCGGTTCATCAACTCGGTGAGGGTGTCGATGGCGCGGGTGATTCGCATCCGTTCGGCGCTGTCGCCGGGGTCCTGGCCGTTGAGGAACCGGGCGGTGAGCGCGGCCTGGTAGCGGTTGTTGAGTGCGGGCCACGCGGAGCGGAGGTCGGCCGTGCCCGCGTCGAAGCTGTCCTGGTCGTCGTGTAGCGCCCCGTGATGCAGCAGGCCGCGGACCTCACCGGGGCCGTAGCGGTAGTTGCCGCTGTGAACCTCATACTCGGTGCGGTAGCGGGTGGCGATGTGCTGGCCGATCTTGCGGAGCACCGTGTGCCGGGCGGCCGGGTCCATCGCGATGACGTTCTCGACGTAGTTGTCAGCCAGCAGAGCCAGGCTGATTTCCTGGATGGCGTCGTCGATGTCGATGGTTCCTTGCCAGCCGGACGCGGTGATGCGTGCGGCTTTCTCGATGTCTGGATAGATGGTGGTCAGGTCAGGCTGCGTCACGTCTGTGTGTTCCCCCTGGTTTGGTCCGAAGTGGATAGATCTGACCGTCCACGGCAAACCGGTTGCTGATCGCGATGGCGTCGACTTGGACGTGGTTGCTGGTGGCGTGCACGATGCCGAAACCCATCTGCCAGTTGGCGGTGGCGCCGTTGAGGTATCCGGCTTTCCGGGTGTCCATCAGGTGCCCGACCTCGAACCCGGTCAGGGTCCGGCTGACCTTGCCGTCGTAGCCGGTGGTGTGGTGCCCGATTCCTAGCCGGTGGGTGTGGCCCATGATCACGCTGCGCCCGAACTTCTTCGCCGCCCCCAGGGCGGTGTTGCCGGCGACTTGGCTTAACGCGATCTTGCCGAGGTGGCCGTGGGTCATCACCCATCCCGAGGCCACGTCGTAGAAGTCCGGCAACAGCCGGATGCCGAACCCGTCGAAGTCCAACAGCGACGGCAGGGTGAACGCCCCAGACTCGGCTAAGGCGGGCGCGTATTTGGCCAGGTAGGTCCTCGGCCTGAGGTCGTGGTTGCCCTCGATCACCCCGACCGAGCCGCTGTAGGCGTCCCTCAGCGGTTGTAAGAAGTTCTTCTTGGCGTAGTCAGAGTCCGCGAAGACCGAGCCTTCGTATTCGGCCGCGGAGCCTTTGGACCAGCGTGAGGGTTGTGGGTAGTCCATGAGATCGCCGATGTGCACGACCTCGTCAGGTTGGTAGTCCCCAATAAACCGGATCAATGCGGTAACCGCTGGCCGGTGTTCGTAGGGGATCTGGGTATCGGAGATGACCACGATGCGCCTGGTCTGGGCGGGTAAGTCCCCCGGTGTCACGTCATCCTTTCTCGTAAAGCTGCCCGCCCGTGGCTGACCACGAGCGAGTTCACGTCCTGTCCATCGGGCATGCCGACGCCTACGGCGTTGGGCAGCTCGGCCAGGAGCTTGTGGGCGAACATCCGCCCGGCCTTGTCCCCGTCGTGCATGACCCACACTCGGGCGTAGCCCAACAGCGGTTCCCGGAAATGCCTGCGCCAGGCGTCCGCTCCGGGGACCCCGACGGTGGGGATGCCGCATAGGGTGGCGGTGATGGCGTCGATCTCGCCTTCGGCGATGCCGATCTCGTCGTCGTTTCCGACGAGGGCGAGCGTGTTGAACAGCCTTGGTGGGTCGCCGGGCAAGCTCATGTACTTGCCGTGATCGGTGTGCTCGCATCCCTCGCGCAGGCACCGGAACCGCATGGTGGCTACCGACCACTGTCCATCTAGTGTGGACCTGAGGTACGGGATGGCGAGCATCCCTCGGTAGGGCTCATGCCCGGGTAGTGGGTCAGCGACGTAGCCAAGGCGGAACTTCGCGGTCTCGTCCTTGACGCTCGGCCCGAGGAGTCCTCGGTTCGCCAAATGCTCGTCTGCCGGGCTTCCGGCTAGTGCCGCGTGGTACCGGCTGGTAGCTTCGGCCAAGGATTTCCTTCGCGCGGGCGACAGCCGCGCCATAAGCTAACCTCTCCTCTGTCCTGATAAGACTGATCACGTCCCCTTTCCGTCCGCAGCCGTGACAGGCGATGGCGCCCTTGGTGTAGCTGACCGACGCCGACGGCCTGCTCTCCGCGTGGAACGGGCACAGGCACTTGATCCACGCCTGCCCTCGGTCTTCAGGCGGTTCCCAGTCGGGGTAGTAGTGCCGCACCACGCGCACGATCGGCGCGGCCAAGGACGATGGTTCAGTCATGACCATCGCTTCCGTTCAGCATCCGCAGGGCTGGCGGATCGGTCAGATACGCGATGGCCCGCTCGAACGCGCTGACGTCGTCGCGCAAGTGCCCGAGGACGTCACGGTTACACGGCTTGCACAGCAGGCCACGGACTTCCCCGGTAGCATGGTTGTGGTCCACGGCCAGGCGTTTGCCTCGGCCGGTCGCTCGCCGGCAGATGGCACACCTACCGCCTTGCAGGGTGTACAGGGCCGCGTACTGCTCGGCGGTGATGCCATAGGTGGCCTGGATGTGCCGTCCGTGCGCGGCCTGTCGGCGGGCCGCCAGGATCTGGCGGTGGTGTGTGGCGCACCGCGGCCCCGGGTGCGGTGCCGGACGGCGAGAACCCCCAGGGCAGTCCTTACATCGTCGTCTTATCCCTTCCCTCCCTTCATCAGGCGGCTCGGTCGCGGATCAGCATCCGATCGGTGTCGAAGTCAAGTTCCACAAAGGACATGCCGGACGCGTCCATCCGGCCGCCCCGGTTCTTGACGGTGCTCACCGCGAGGGTGTCCGGGCCGTAGTCGTCCGCCCGGCGATGCATGGTCAACACCAGCTCAGGGACACGTGCGATCTGGCCTTTCACCCCCGACAGCGGGATGGGCTTGTCCGAGTCGTTGTACGGGCCGGTGACGTGGTGCAGGCCGATCACACAGGCTTCGGTGTTGCGGGCCATGGTGTGCAGGTAGTCCATCAGGCCCTCCAGGCCGGCGAACGGGTCGCCGTCGTCCTCGCTCATCCCGGATCGCACGTTGGTGACGTTGTCCACGATGATCAGATCCGGGTAGTCGCCGTAGACCTCTTCATAGGCTTCGATCGAGGTCTCGATCCGATCTAGCGTCGGGCTGGCTTCGTAGTTCAGCCGGATCGGCAGGCCGGTCAACGCTGTCGTGACCTCGCTCAACCGGTCGCTCAGCACCAGCTCGGCCGCGCTCGCCAGCGGCATGCCCGTGAGGATCGACACTGACCGGGTGAGTTGGACGAACGCGTCACTGTCGGCCGAGAAGTACAGGCAGGTCGCCCGCGACCTGAGCGCCAAGGTCAGCGTGAACGCCGACTTGCCGGTCCCCGGCCCGGCCGCCACAAGCACGAGCTGACCCCGCAGGAACCGGGTCCCCGCGTCGTTCAGAGTCTGGAACACCACCGGGAGCGGCTCACCGGCCGCGCCCCGCATCCGCCGCGACTGCAACAAACTATGCACCTAAGCGCCCTTAGCTGGCCACGGCGGCCAAGTGGTGGATGATCCGCTCACGCAGCCACGGCAGGCTGGCCACCCGCACCCGAGTGCGATAGTCCACATGCTTGCGGCCCCGGCCATCGACGAACGCCGTGTTGGGCGGCACCTCGAAATGTTTCGCACACCACTGGTAGGGCCGATACCCACTCTGGCCGTGCCGCTCATCGGTCTTCAGGTCGATCAACAGCGCCATGTCGACCAGCAGCTGGAGAAGGTGGTTGCGGCCCAGGCCGCCGGTCACCGGCCGCAGTACCTTCGCGGCCTCCTCCATGCTGTAGCTGTTGGCCGCCTCGCACACCTGCTGACCGAACGCCACCAGCGGCCGGTCTGCCTCCCGCGCCGCCTCCAACTCGGCGTTCGTCGCCGCGAGCGCGAGGCGCTGTTCCCGCTCGGCCTTCGCGATCTGCGCGACCTCGATCAACTTGTCCAAGACGGTGTCCGGGTCGCTCAGGTCCAGCTCGGCCGGCGAACCGGGGGCGATGTAGGCGCCGCCGGTCTTGCGGATCGTCGGCAACACCTCGTGCGTCACCCACCGCTTGAAGACCTTCGCCTCCGGGCGCTGGCTGTGCAGGACCAGTGAGTACAGCCCCGCCTCGCTGACCAGAGTGGCGGACTGGCGAAGGTTCCCCGCCCGGGGTGCGAAGATCACGCCCTCGGGCTGACCTGCGGAAACAGAGTCACTTGTGATGACGACTCGCTCGTCCTCGTCGAGGTACCTCGTCGTGTCTGCCGCCTTGCGGTAGCCGAGGACCGTGGACACGTCAGCCGCGACGAACCACGGTTCTCCCTCCCTCAGCACCACCCGGACGTCGTTGCCGTTGAAGTTGAAGATCTCAATCTTGCTCATGTTTCATCCTCCGTTGAATTTGCATCGGATCAGGACGCGGCCGGGCACAGCTCGGCTCGGCGCGTCACGATGGGATCTGCCCCGTGGGCAGAGGAAACCCCGCGACCAACGCTCTGCGGCGTCGGATCAGCGAGGAGGTGACGGGACGCGGCTCCACGAAGCCGCCATCCACCTGATGAACAAAGGGGGTCCGCGGACGTCCGCCGCGAACGGCTATACGGCGGCGAAGGTGCAGGCGAACGCGACCGGGCACATCTGACACGCCTGGCCAGGGTCTGGGTCAAACCGCTGCGCGCGGACTGCCTCGTCCATGACGCCGTAGGTGTCCACGAGCCGTTCCCGCGACCAGAACGTCAGCGGATAGGGGACGGTGGGTTTGCCTTGGCGGCCCATCCAGTAGTCCCCGGACTCCACCCGCACGCCGTAGGTCGCGCGCAGCGCCTCGGCGTAGGTCCCAAGCTGAAACCCGTCACCCGGCAGTCGACCGGACTTGATGTCCCGCACCACGACCCCGCGCGTGGGGTGCTCCAGCACCCCGTCGATGAAGCCCTTAACCCGGACCCCGTCCAGGTCTATCTCGAACGCCAACTCCACCGCCGGCCGACCCTCCGGCGTGGTCCAGATCCGCTCCTGCGCGTGCTCGCGGTAGTACTCGACATACCGCCGCACCTGCTCGGCCCCGAGCCCGAACCGACGTTCGATGTCCTCGCCCCCGGCATACCGGCCACTGGCGAACCAGTAGCGGTGATTCGGGGTGTCCTCCGACAGCCGGTTCACGTGCGTCTCGTAGCTCAGCCGGTACGTGGCCAGCACCTCATCCTCAGGTGTCTGCCGGTCGGACAGCTCCCAAAACTCCGCCGCTTCGTGCACAGCTAACCCTTGCGCCAACCACGCCGCCGGCCGCTGCCACACCCGCGCAACCCGATGCAGGTAGTACCGGTACGGACAGTCCGCATACTCCTTGACCTGGCTTACCGACCGGTGTTGGACAACCATGAGGTTCCCACCTCCTCCGGCAGTCGCTGCCGGGGAACGGGACTGTAGTGACAGACATGCGGAAACGACGGACAGTGCTCGTAGAGCCACACTACGGAACGCTCAACCGCTCCTCTGAACATCTTCAGGTCTTCTTGCTTGTACGAGGCGATCGACTGGTAGCACGTGGTCGACAAAATGTGTTGAACTGGCCGGTAAATCCCCCAATCCATTCTGACGTGGACGCTACGGCAGATCTCTAAAATACGAGGTCCGTTGTCATCTAAGCTTGTAATCGATGCACTCAAAAAGGGAATTCTGTCAACAACGGCAACGCAAGTTACGGACAAATCCAGTTCCTTTGCAAGTGCGCCCCCAGCACGCAGTTATGGTCTATCGTCTGGCATGCTCCAGATAACCTCTGCCTCATCTGGAATCGCCAGGTGCGTGTACTCGTTCAGCCTGATGAGAAGTTCGCCATCACTAGGCAGTCGCGGCACGGTCGCCCAGCCGCCGTACTTGTTGTGGGCGTCTGGCGGTATCTCCGGGTCGAACACGACAACCAGGTTCCGCTCGTGCAGCTTGTCCAGGAAGGACCTGAGGCGCTCACGCTGGTTTTCAGTCAGCCGATCAGATCCCAACTCAACCCATTTGAGATACTCGGCGATTCTTCGATAGATGGCGGCTTCCTTGAATTTCGAATCCATGTTAGGCCATGGAAAGTTGTCCTCGACGGCCTCCCTTGGTGTTCTGACTCGATGCGCGGCGGACCGTGCAAGGTTGCTGATGGTCCCCTTGGAAACTCCATATCTTTCGGCTATGGCGGTTTGAGTTTCACCTCCAGCAATCAGCTCGTTCACTATCTCGGGAGTGAGGTCCGTTTTTCGTGGCCGTCCACGGCCTCGTTTCGTTTCGGTCTGGATTCCCGAGTCAATGTTTTCGCTTGTCACGTGCATCACCTCACGGGTGAGGATATCACTGGGCACGTGTACAAAAGGATGGATTGACAGGGCCAAGCTCCGTGTGGTTATCAGGTCCGCAGGGCCGAATCCCGCACGATACGGGGGCCGTTCGCGGTCGGGGGGCTACTTCGCCTTGGCGGAGAAGGACGGCGCGGCCTTCTTGGCTGCCGTACGCCGAGCCGGGGCGGCTGGCGTCTTGCTGCTGGCCGGCTTCGCCGTGGCGGCCTTCTTGGCGGCCTGGGCGGTCGCCGGGCGGATCGAGGCGGCGGCGGTCTTCTTGGCCACGGTCGCCGTGACCGGCCTCGTAGCCGGTTTGGGGTAGCAGGGGCCTTCGCGGCGGGCGAGGTTGTCACGTTGCGCTGCTCCCACGCGGTGATCACCAGGCCGGAGAGGCGCCCCCGGGCGGAGACCGTCATGCCTTCGGTCTTCGCCCACTCGCGGATCTGCTGGAGCGTGTCCTTGTCGTACCCGCTGGCGGTGCTGCCCTGGCCCACCGGGCGCTTGGTGCCCACCTTGACAGCGCTGTTCGGGCCGACCCGGCGGCCGGCGTTCACGAAGTCGCCCAGGACGGTTCGCAGCCGGGCGGCGCTGCCAGTGGTGAGGTCGATCTCGAAGCTCTGCCCGTCCAGGGCGAAGTACAGGGTCTCAGCGGCCTCGCTGACCCCGTCCAGGTCATCAATCAGAACGATCCGTGTAGCCATTGTGGTCCATACCTTTCCGTGCATACCTATTTGGGCTCGTGAATGGACACGGCGAGCACACGCCTCCGGGCGTGCGCCACCGAAACAATTCACCGAGTCCCACCCGTGAAACGGCTGGCGTCGTGCCCCGACGCCTCCCCTGAAAAGAGCCGATCATCCCTCCCGGCCGTCCTGTCTACTCCCCGATAGCGGCCAGTGCCACCTTTTTCGATCACATCACTCCATACGGAGTAGTAAAATGTCCTTTACAGTTGGACAGGTCGACACTGAGTTCACTCAAGCCTCTCCACCGTTCGGACGAACATACTCCCGTCCACGTAGCGGAGTCGCCGGTAGTGGCACGCCTGAAGATCTAGCGTTGCACCTGCACAACCATCCTCTGTGCGAGCGCCTACCACACTCCGCCGCTGGTTCACCCGCCGAACACGATCTGACCATCTCGTACAGTTGAACGCCGCCGAAACCTGGCCGGCAATAGACGTTTCCTGTTTTCCTTTCACCGGCCGCGAAACAATGCCACCACCTACGACAGGTGGCCAGTCACCCGCGTTCCGTACACGATTGTGGATTTTCTGTGTGCAGCCCCGACCTCAAGCCTTTCGGTAGTCACGCAGACACCGAACGACACGAACCCTTTCGTGCCGACCGGGCACCGCTAGAACGCACTGTTCTCCGCGCCGGCCTGGCGCCCCGCCCACACCGACACCAGCGACGCGAACACCGCGATCGCTTCCTCCACAGTGGTGACACGTTCCTCGGCAAGAACGTCTACTATCTGCCGGTCTTCCCAACACTCGACCACCACGTCCCACCCACCGACGACGGTGTAGTGCTGCTTCGCGTGCGCCCTGACCGCGGTGACCAACAGCGTCAGGCTCGTGGTCATGCCTCCGGGGTCTTCGCGTCGTTCGCCGGCCTCGGCCAGCAGCCGGACGTGCACGCCGCGTTCCTCCTGCATCCTCACTCGGTAGTAGCCCGGTCCACGGTCCTCGACCATCCACTGGTCGTGCAGCAGGCCGGCTGCGTCCCGCCCCCAGGACGGCCCAAACCTTCCCATGTCCGCACTGGTGAGATCCCGCGTCCGGCGGACATCCCGTAGGCCGTCCTCCGACAGGTACTCGAAGATCACAACTGTGATCATGTCTTTCCTCTCTGTGGTTTGTTCCGGCGAGCGGACACCGAAGCGGCACGAAACCCTTTCGTGCCAAACGGAATCAGCTACGCCCCGCTGTGGCGAGTCGTTCGGCTAGGTCAGCGGGGTTTGCGCTGTGTGCTCACCGCGCTTGCCCATGCCTTTCATGGGCAAGACGGAGAACCCGCAGGGCGGTTAGAACGGAGGGGTGAAGGGGCTGAACAGTTCGGCTGGAAGCCAGATGGCACCGGCCAGGTTGCCCGGATCGGGGGTGATCTCCTCGACATCCCGACGGCCGGGCAGGGTCCTGCCGACGTACCGCAGGTACAGCAGGGAGCGACCGTGGTCGTTGGTTCTGTGTCCCTCGACCGCATAGACCGAGTAGGTGCCGTCGGACCCTCGAACCTGCGCGATGACGAGTCCGTACCGTGTCACCGGACCGACTCCGGTTCGGCGGTGTCGCTGGTGCCCGTGGTGGGTTCCCACGGGTCCAGCTCCAGCCAGCAGGCGGTCAGGTCTGCTGAGCAGTACCGTTCCCAATGTCCTCGTTGGACCGGTGTCCCGGCGGCGGGCACGCAAGCCGCCAGGGCAGTCGCCAGGGCCAGGGCGGATGTTCGCAGGACAGTGCTTCGTGTGCGCGCCTTCATCAGTCTTACCTTTCTGTTGTTGACGTGACACGGCGCGGCACAGCTGATGCTCACCGAATCAAGCCAACACGAAAGGATGTCTCTCACGCCCGCCGAACAGGTTCCGCCGGACGCAACACGCGGCTGCGTGCGACGGAAACCATTCAGGCCAACCTGTCAACGGCGATTGCGGAACGGCTTAGATCAGTCCGAGGTCCTTAAGATGCTTAACCACGAAGGCTTCCACGTTGGACACGCTGTGATCACCAGAACGCATCACTGTCGAGAGGATGATGCACCCTTCAGGGAACACGTCGTTCGCTAAGCTCTTCAGTGGGATGCCGTAGGCGCTGCCGACTTTCAGCGAATCCTGAATCCGGGCGGGGTGTTCATGCATTGCGGTCAAAAGCATTCCCCGGAGGAACGCCGGATGAGCGTAGGCGAACATGACCATGGCCGGATCAAGCGCGTCGGCAGCGTCCTTGATCTTAACCATTTCACGGGCCGTTTCACGTCCGCTTCCCATACTCTTGGCCTGAGCGTCCGTATACAACTCGGTCCTTAGCCCGATTCTTTCGAGCGCATACACTAGCGAGACAACAGACTTGCCACGCTTAATCATGTCTTCTGTGGAAACGTCGTACGTCGCTCCAATATTCATCGCGAGGGAAACAACCCGTCCTGTCCTCGGAGTCTCGACAAGATGGTACGAGATCATATTTTCGGGTTCCCCGGACAGGTACCGGGAGACATCAACATCAGCCCCGCCAATATCGTAGCGCGACTGCCACAGTGGGACGTCATACGATCGCTCCACGGTCGCTACTGTCTCTTCTGCGACTCTCAGCGTGTCGTCTAACTGTACCTCCCAGCCGATACAAGCAAGCTCAAACAGGTGATCAACAGATCTGATATCTCCGAAGTATTCCGGTCGGCTATCGATCTCACGATCGTAAAGCACTTCTCGGTGACGTCGGACTACGGCAAGTAGGTCCGCGATCGAATCGAATTCAAGCCGGGAGTGATTACCATTAACGATGTGGCGCATGTCCAGTCTTTCTTTCGAGTGGCGTCGTCAAAGCCGAGCAAGGGCTTAGGGTTAAGGGTCATGTCCTTGCCTGACTTTGACGACGTCATCCGTTGATCTTGTTCCATTCGGTATCGCCCATGCCGCGCCGGACGCGCGCTTGCACGGCCGACTCCCAAGACCGGCCAGCGGCCAACAACCGGCACATACCGACCGACGCGCGGGGGGAAATCACCACGGGCATGCTGTGCGCCTCAGCGTTCGCGCGAAGCCCCCGAACGAACGTCAGCACCTGCTCAACCTGGTCGATCTCCAGCCCGGTCGAGTGGCACAGCTCGTTCTCCAGCGTCTCGTCGACCTCGATCGTTTCGACCGAGAACCGATCCAACGTCGCCGCGTCGATAGCCTGCCGACCCACGTAGGACCGCGTGGCGCCACGCCCGTAGGTGTTGGCGCTGGCAACGGCCCGGAAGTCCGGGTGACGCTTGACCATCTGGTCCGGGAACGCCATGTGCCCGTTGGCCAAAGCGGCGTTCATGACTGCCAGCACGGACGGGTGTGCGTTGTCCATCTCATCGAAGTGGAACAGCCCGCCGTGCTCGTACGCCTCACGGAACAAGCTGGGCACGTAGTCACCCGTTGCCTGCATGTACCCGAGCAACTGAGATGCGGGGGTCTGGGGGCTCAGGCTGATCGAATAGGACTTCAGCCCTAAGCCTTCCGCCGCCTGCTCAGCAATGGTCGACTTACCCGTTCCGGCCGGGCCGACCATCAGCACGTGCTCACCCGCCATCAGCGAGATGATCACGTCGCCGAGCTTGTGATGCGTGGCACCCGTGAACTCTTTGCGTTCACCGTTGGCACGCTCTACCACGGTGCGGGTCGGGAAAACGACGTTGGCGACGGCTTCCTTCACCATCGCTTCGATCTCGGCCCGGTCGACCTGTGGGGTGAGTGCTCCCACGAGCATGCCCAATGCTGTCTGAACGTCCGGCGACACGGGAGCGGGCACGGAAGGGGCCTCTCTGTCTTCATCTTCGGTCGGGCCGTCAAGTTCCATGTCCGGTGCCGGGTCCCCGGTGCCGTCAGTGGTGTTGCGGCAATTGTGGCGGCTACCGTCGCGCTCGATGAGCACGAACGATCCGGTGACTTCGCACCGGGGACAAGCCTTGTGATAGATCCGGTCGGTGTCGTGTGCCCAATACAGGTCGGACCGGCCGCACGAACGGCAGGGCTTACGCACAGTCCGTTCCGAGTGCTTGACCAGAACCATTGTCTCTATTCTCCTAGCGCGGTGGTGGCAGGTGTGGTTTCTCAGAGCCGTACACAAGACGAGTTGTGTACGGGTACTCAAAAACCAAACTGATTAGTGGGTGTGGTCTGCCCAGTTGCGGCAATTCCTGCATGTCACCCGTTCATCTGAGTGCATGCCCATTTCCTCCGCTGCGTCATCGGCGGTCAGAGCGGTAAACAGGTATTCGCGGTTCGCGACATCCTGGTGTTGAATCTCCGCGCGTCGCACTGCCTCAAGAAACCAGTCCCGCTCACGACCCTCGCAGCCTGCCATCCACCTAAACGACGGCGCCTCACTCAGTAGTTGATTGAGTGCCACAAAGTGGCCCATCGTGTGATATATGATGATGTGCTGAACAAGCTCTAACAAGGTTCCTCTTTCGTTGTTTGGTCTCTCAGAACCGCACACAGGAATCCTGTGTGCGGGTACTCAAAGTCCAAACTCGCGTTACCGCTGTTAAGCAAGGTTTTCTTGCTGGTCTATCCGCGAATACCGTCCGCTCACCCCCTCGCGGGGGTCATCGCACCTCGTTCATGTCGCTCACCCGGAAACCCGGAATCCTCGCGTGACACGTATTCGCCATCTCGTTTTTGGCGTAGGCAAATCCACTATGGAATTCTCAAAGAACGAATGTGGGTGGCCGGGTCCGCGCGACTCACGTGCTGAGCACTGACTGCGCCTTCGGGTTGCCGCCTGTTCCCTGTCCGCCGGTTCGCGATGACCCGCTCGGCCTGACACGAGAAACTTAACATCCGTCGTCGACGGGTGTCTAGAAAAACATTCAGCCATGTGACGGGGGTCACGTGATGCAGCTGGACCTGCTGGTCACGGCGTTGCCGCACTCGCTAGGGCGGTTCGAGCTACGGCCGCAAATGTGACCGTGGTCACTCACGTGTGACGGGGTTGCTGGCGCAACTCCCCGTTCTTTAGGGGAGGGACTGAAAGTCCCTCCCTACTAAGGACGGCCGGTAGGCCGTCCCTCAAAGGGCCGTTCAACGGCCCCATGAACTAGGGCCGCTACGGCGGCCACAGAGCGAACCGTGAGGTTCGCCTGCCACTGGCGTGGCAGTCGACCCCCAAGGGGAGACGGACAAGCCGAGTGGCGGAGCGCGCTTAGGGCGCGCCTCGAACTACCTACCTAGCTAGACGGCCTACTGCCGTCCCTACTAGGGCAGTGCCTCAAGGGCACTGCCAATAAGGGGACCCAAGTTTTGAGCTGGACAAGCTCAAGCCGGAAAAGCCGTCTCCCTGCCGGGTGGACGGCCCTACGGCTAGCAGTCCTCAAGCGGGACAGGTTCACCTGTCAGATACAGGGACCCGACTGCACTACCCACGCCACCGAGGTAGACCACCTAGTGGCCGGTGAGGATCACCGGCTAGAGAACCTACGGGCAGTGTGCAGTGTGTGTCACGGCGAGAAGAGCGCACAGGAGGGTAACCGCGCTAAGGCGCGGCTTAGGGCATTACGGCGCAGACCGGCAGACAGACACCCGGGAATACGAGCACAGGGAAAAGACACTCCCCCGGGTAGGCAACACAGGGGGTAGGGGTGCAGGAGTAGGCGCGTGCTTAGGGCACGCGCTTCCGGCATTACACGCTTGCGCGCACAGCTAGGAATGCACTAGATTCACGGGTGTTGGTTGACAAACTAAATAGAATTTCTCGCCCCTAGGGGGATAACCCCCACCCGGGGTTTACAGATCGCGGCGTATAGCGGCCCTGCGGCTATGTACGGGTTTCCAAGCCGTTGGTCCTGTCATCGGCCGCTCTGGCGACGGCCTTCACGTCGTGTGATTTCCCGCATGACTTCGGGGACGCGTTGACGTACAACTTGTTCAAGCGCCGTTTGGTTCTCCAGATGTGTCAAGTACCCAAGCCAGCCGCAGACGATAAGAACCAGGACGCCAAGCACGAACACCGCCGGCCAGGGTGCTCCAGCGAGGGCGCCGATCGCCGGAGTTCCGGAAAAGATCACCCTTGTCGCTCGCATACGCCTAGTAAATCTGATCGACTCCGTGTCGGCCTCCGTGCCACTACGGATGCGCTACGTATGAACTACGTGTGCCGATAGCGTGATCTATCAGGTCAATTCATCGACGGCCGGCGAGTCCGTCGTGTGGCTGAATGAGGCTCTGACCTCGCGCGGAGCACCTTGGCCGCGTCGCCGTCCGTGATCGTTTCCAAGGCCCGCATGTGCTCCACGTGCCGGAGGTATTGCACCCAGCCGTAGACGAGTAGTCCCGTGAGCCCCAGGACCATCACCGCGGGCCATGGAGCGCCGAAGGGCGCCGCGACCGCTGCTGGTGCCCCGGTGGCACCGAGTTCAGGCCAACGCATGCGGCCAGTATGGCCGCCCAACCGAGTCCGGACGATCAATCGGGTAGGTACATATTTGGGTAACCATTTCGGGTAAGCCATTTGGACTACATCGCGTCTCAGGTCGGCTCGTCAGCGTATGTCTGCTGGCTCATGTCGTACATCTACTTGGTTCGCCTTCGTCAGTTCGCGTTCGGCCGGTGGCGTCGATCATGAACTACTTGTCGGTCACGACGAACCGCTTCACCCACCACTAGCCGTGGTGGGGTCGGCGGTCAGATGTGGACTGGACAGCGGTAGAAGCGGACGAGTCGTCGATGGATCTCGCGCGGAGCACCTCCGCGACCATGCTGTCCGCGGTCTTCTTCAGCGCCTCTAAGTGCTCCACGTGCCGGAGGTACTGCACCCAGCCGTAGACGATCAATCCCAAGATCCCAAGAACCACCACTGCGGGCCACGGAGCGCCGAACGGCGCTGCGATCGCCGCTGGTGCTCCTGTGGCACCGAGTTCAGGCCAACGCATGTGAGGGAGTAGAGCAGACCGGCTGCCTCTTACGCGGCTAGACATCGCCCCGCATAATCTGCGAATAGCCTATGCGGGCGTATGTGCAGGTAGGCGCAACGTATGCGCATAAATTCGCATAGATATGCGCATAGCGCAGTTCGTCACGATGCGTTTCGCAACATCAGAAGTCAGTCATAGGGGGCATAGATGGGCTCGCGCGGCCCCGTACCGAAGCGAAGTGATCAACGCGTCCGCCGTAACAAGGATGAGACCGGCACGGTGGAGAAGCTTCCGGTCGTGGGCCAGGTGGCGGTCCCGGCTCTGGACATCGAGGACCCGCACCCGCTGATTGTGGACTTCTACAGCTCGCTGAAGGACTCGGCGCAAGCCCAGTTCTACGAGCCCAGCGATTGGCAGTTCGCGCGGTTCACGCTGCACTTCGCGAACAAGCTGATCCAGTCGGCCCGGCCGTCGAGTCAGATGCTGGCCGCGGTGAACGCGGCACTGACCGAGCTGCTTGTCAGCGAGGGTGCTCGGCGGCGGGTGCGTCTGGAGATCGAGCGCGAGCAGACCACGGCCACCGTGATCGACGTGGCCGAGATGTTCCGCCAGCAGTTGGCTGAGTAACCACTAGGGCCACAGGTCTGGCCGGGTTCCGAGCCGCGCCGCATAGGCGTGTCGTCTCCCCGGCTGGGCCTGTTCTCACGTAGCTCCTGTCGCCCGAGGATCGTCCGGATCGATCATGTCAGACTCCACAACTGGACTGATCTCCGTGAGCGCCTCTTGCGCCTCCCGATGCAGGTCAGTATCCGCTCGTTGAGCAGGTGAATATGCTTGAAGAAGTCGGGCAGCATCTTCACCATCGATAGGACGTACGCCTTCGCGTCGCTCCTTCAGATCCTGGCGAAATGTTTGCCACTCCATAACCATTCGCATCAGTTTGTGCAGACCGATCAACGCGCCAAGGCCGACAGTTATTGGCTGGGAGTTCGCGGCGAGTTGAACCAGCACTGTTTCCCAGGGGCTAGCCATTGAAGTGCGGACAATTGCGATGCGCTCCTGAAGGGTTGGGCGGAGTAAGTAGTCCCATCGTTCGCGCCCTTCAAGGCCCCCTGTGTCTAGGAGTGCTTCCGGCGGCTTTATTGCGACGCAATATCGCTGCAACGCACCTAGAGCGTCAACCTGCCTCTGAAAGTATGCATATTCGGGCACCTGACCTAGGTCAATAGCTACATACAGGAGTTGTGCGGCTGTTTGAACCCCTGGCGCAGTCGTCATGGCGGTCAAGATAGCCGATTTCGTGCACGGGATGTGCGACGTTCGGGTGGTGGTAGTCCATTGCCACAATTGATCAAGGAGCAACATGCAGGACGATCTCCTGCTGCGCGCTCCCAGTCACGTCATCGGCCCGACCTGGCGTCGGCTGCGCGCGGGTGGCTGGCACCTGCCCGAGCGGTCTCTTGGGTGGGGTGTCATCAACTGGCTTGCCGCGAACGTGCTGCAACCGGGCGGCCCGCGGGCGGGTAAACCGTTTCTGCCGACGTTGGAGCAGGCCCGGTTTCTGGTCTGGTGGTACGCGGTCGACGAGCGCGGCCGGTTCGTCTACCGCTCGGGTTTGTTACGCCGGCTGAAGGGCTGGGGTAAGGACCCGCTCGCTGCGGCGATGAGCTTGGTCGAGTTATGCGGCCCGGTCGCGTTCTCCCACTGGGACAACGGCACGCCGGTCGGGAAGCTGCGTGATTCGGCGTGGATTCAGATTGCCGCGGTCTCCCAGGACCAGACCCGCAACACCTTCAGCCTGTTCCCCGCGATGGCGTCCAAGCGCCTGCGGGAAGCGTACGGGCTGGAGATCAACCGCACGATCATCTACTCGAAGTCCGGCGGGATGATCGAGGGTGTTACGTCCTCGCCGTTGGCGTTGGAGGGTAAGCGGCCGACGTTCGTGGTGAAGAACGAGACGCAGTGGTGGATCGAGGCTAACGCCGGGCACACGATGTCCGAGGTCATCGCGGGCAATGTGGACAAGGCCGCCTACGGCGGATGCCGATCCCTCTCCATCTGCAACGCGCACGTTCCCGGGCAGGACTCCGACGCCGAACGCGACTACGACGTCTACCAAGCGGTGCAGGCCGGGCAGGCGCTCGACACCGGGTTCTTGTACGACTCGATCGAGGCCCCGGCCGACACTCCCGTGTCGGAGATCCTCTCACCGGCCGAGGACCCGGAAGGCCACGAGGCCGGGATCGCCGCGCTACGGGCGGGGCTGGAGGTCGCGCGTGGTGACGCGGTCTGGCTGGACCTGGACACGATCGTCGCCTCGATCTTGGACATCAAGCGTCCGCTGACCGAGTCGCGCCGGAAGTTCCTGAACCAGGTCAATGCGGCCGAGGACGCGTGGATTGCTCCGTATGAGTGGGACCGCATCCAGTCGGATGTTCAGCTCGCGGCCGGCGAGCGGGTCACGCTTGGGTTCGACGGGTCGAAGTCCCGCGACCACACGGCGCTGGTGGCCTGCCGCGTCTCGGATGGGGCGTTGTTCTCGCTGAAGGTGTGGAACCCCGAGCTGTACGGCGGTGAGGTCCCGCGCGACGACGTGGACGCCACGGTCCGCTGGGCGTTCAGTCGGTTCGAGGTGGTGGCGTTCCGCGCGGATGTCAAGGAGTTCGAGTCCTACGTGGACTCATGGACTCGGTTGTATCACCGCACGCTCAAGGTGAAGGCGACGCCGGGGCATCCGATCGCGTTCGATATGCGCGGCAACATCAAACGCTTCGCGCTGGACTGTGAACGGTTCCTGGACGCGGTCCTGGAAGGCGAACTGGCCCATGACGGCGCGGCGGTGCTGCGCCAGCACGTGCTCAACGCGCACCGGCACCCGACCACGTATGACGCGATCTCGATTCGCAAAGCCAGCAAGGACAGCTCGCGGAAGATCGACGCCGCGGTCTGTGCGGTGCTGGCCTTCGGTGCCCGACAGGACTTCCTGATCTCCAAGAAGAATCGCAGTGGAAAGGCAGTGGTATTCCGGTGACGACCCCGACTCGTCTGCTGGATCACGTCCAGCAACTTGTGGCCGACTTCGGGTCGGCGCAGACCGGCCTGGCCGACAACGTCCTGTACTACGAGGCGCAGAAGCGCCCGACCTCCATCGGGGTGTCCACTCCGCCGGAGATGCGCGACCTGTTGGCCCAGATCGGCTGGTGCCGGGTCTACCTGGACTCGCTCGAAGAGCGGCTGGATATCGAGGGGTTCCGGATGGCCGGCCAGCCGAAGGCCGATACCCGGTTGTGGGAGTGGTGGCAGTCCAACCGCCTGGACGAGGTCTCCAGCTACGCGCACACCGAAGCCCTGATCCATGGCCGCGCCTACATCGTCGTCTCGGCACCCGACCCGGACGACCCGTTAGCTGACGCTAGCGTTCCGGTGATCCAGGTCGAGTCGCCCAGCACGATGTGGGCGGACATCGACTACCGGACCCACCGGGTAAAGCGCGCGGTCCGGGTCATCAAGGGAGACAGCCCCTTTGGGCCGCCGGTTCCGGACTACGTCACGATCTACCTGCCGGACTCCACCACCGGCCTGCTCCAGGGCGGGGCCTATGGGTGGACGGTGGACTTCCACGTCGACCACAACCTCGGCGTGGTCCCGGTGGTGCCGTTGTTGAACCGGTCGCGGTTGACCGAACGCTACGGCCGCTCGGAGATCACGCCCGAGCTGCGGTCGGTGACCGACGCTGCGGCCCGGACGATGATGAACATGCAGGCGACCGCGGAGTTGATGGCGGTCCCGCAGAGGCTTCTGTTCGGGATCAAGCCGGACGAGATCGCCGATGACCCCAAGGACAAGCGGAAGGTGTTCGAGGCGTACATCGCCCGGATTCTGGCGTTCGAGGACCCGGAGGGCAAAGCCCAACAGTTCACCGCCGCCGAGCTAAGGAACTTCACCGAAGTCATGCAGGAGCTCGCCAAGCAGGCCGCCACGTACACGGGCCTGCCGCCGCAGTATCTGGCGTTCGCCAGCGACAACCCCGCCTCGGCGGAAGCCATCCGGTCGTCGGAAAGCCGCCTGGTGAAGAAGGCCGAACGCAAACAGCGGATCTTCGGCGGCCCGTGGGAGCAGGCGATGCGGATCGCCCTGCTGGTGATGGACGGGACTATTCCCCGCGACGCGCGGCGGATGGAAGTGCTCTGGCGCGACCCGGCTACCCCGACGTTCGCGGCGAAGGCGGACGCGGTGGTCAAGCTGGCTACCGCCAGCACGCCGGACGGGCGGCCGATCATCCCGGTCGAACGCGCCCGGATCGATCTCGGCTACAGCGCCGAGGAACGCCGCCAGATGGAGACCTGGGACAAAGACAACCCCGTCACCCAGCTCGCCGCACTGACCCGCCCGGCCGCGCCCCGCTTCAGCGACACCCCCAACGACGATCAGCCGGTGCCGGAGGCCGCGTGACCGCCGAGGACTACGCCCTGGCCCAGGCAGTGATCACCGCCGCCCTAGTGGCGACGGTGCAGCGCCTGCTCACGTTCTTCCGGATACCGGGCCTCTCGCTGCGGGACTGGTTCACACTGCTGGACCTGCTGTACCCGTACGTGGAGGAGGCCCGGACCCGGTCCGCAGAGCTTGCCCGCCGGTTCTACGACCAGCAACGCAACCAGCACCACCCTGACGAGCCGCGTCACGATCTGTTCCTCGCGGAGTACCGGCCGGACTGGTTCCGCGAAGCGATGGAGCCGGTTCGGACGGCGTTGAGCAGGCCCGGCGCGTCGCAGTCCGCGGTCGCCGAGGTGGCGTTGCGGGCCGCGACCCAGGTGGAGAACGGCGGACGCCGCACCCAGCTGCGTGCCGTGGACTCCGACCCCGCAGTGGTCGGGTGGGCGCGGGTGGCGACCGGTCGGGAAACGTGTGCGTTTTGCCTGATGCTGGTGTCCCGTGGCCCGGTGTATGTCTCGGCCGAGGGCGCCGGGCTGGACACCGATGACACCAGCGCCCACGACCTGATCGCCGCAGGCGACAAGGCCGCGTTGGACGAGGTGATGACCCGATGGCACCCCGGCTGTGACTGCAAAGTGGTCCCGGTGTTCAACCGCGCCGACTGGCCGGGCCGGGACGCCTTCGTGCATGCCCGCCGGATCTGGGCCGAGCACACCCAAGGCCACACCGGGACAGCGAAGCTCAACGCGTTCCGCCGCGCACTCGACAGCGGCATCGTCGACATCCCGGCGATGTCCTTAGCCGCTTAGCGGCTTAGCCCTCTTCTCCATCCCCCTTAAGTGTCCCAGGTGGACGCTTAACCTCGACCTGCCCAGAAGGCAAGGCACATGACCGACACCCCCACCCCCGCCGTCACCGCTCCGGCCGCCGCTGTTCCCGCCACCGTGGCCGGTCCGGCTCCGGTAAGCGAGCCGCAGGCGGTGGACCAGCTCCCGGAATGGGCGCGTACCGCGCTGACGAAGGCCAACAGCGAGGCCGCGCGGTACCGCACCGAACGCAACGACGCGGTCAACGCCACGAAGGCCGACCTGACGGCCGCGTTCGAGACCCAGCTGGCGCAGGTGACCGCCGCACACGAGGCGACCAGGGCCGACCTGGCGAAGGCCGCGGTGGACATGCTCAAGGTGCAGGCCGCGCTCGCCGCCGACGTCCCAGCGGCGTCCGCGTTGGAGTTCGCGTCCCTGCTCCAGGGCAACACGCCGGAAGAGATCACCGCGCATGCCGCGAAGGTCAAGGCCCTGTTCGGTGGCGTGACCGCCGCCGCGGCCCGTACGCCTGCGGTGGATCTGTCCCCGTCTGGCGACAACAACCCGTTGGCGCTCAACGGGGATCCGCTCCTGGAGAGCCTGAAGAACAAGCTCGGCATCTAACCCACCACCGAAAGGCGCCCGTCACACGTGGCTATCACCAACCCCACCAAAACCACCGATACCCAGTTCGCTGGGTTCCTGCGCCCGGAGCTGTCCGCGCCGATCTTCGAAGAGGCGTACAAGGTCTCCGTCGTGCAGCAGCTTGTCCAGCAGGTGCCCCTGGGTATCAACGGCCAGGCCATCCCGGTCGTGACCGGCAAGATGAGCGCCGGCTGGGTCACCGAAGGCGGGCAGAAGCCCGCCAGCAACGCCGCCGTCGGGTTGAAGACCATCGAGCCCAAGAAGATCGCAGCCATCGCTGTGGTCTCCGCCGAGGTTGTCCGCGCCAACCCCGCGAACTACATGAACCTCTTGCGCCCGCAGATCGGGGAGGCGTTTGCGCTCGCGTTCGACGCGGCTGCACTGTATGACCGTGGCCCGGACGGCACTGCGGGTGGCGGCCCGTTCAGCACGTGGCTGTCCCAGACCACCAAGGCCGTGGACCTGGACAAGGAAGACCTCGCGGCGGCGAAGCCCCGCACCGTGCATTCCAACGTGGTCGCCGGCCTGCGGGTCCTGGTCGACCGTGGCAAGAAGCTCACCGGGTTCGCGTTGGACGACAGCACCGAGCCGCTGTTCTTGGACGCCACGGACAAGAACGGGCGTCCGATCTACATCGAGACCCCGTTGACCGAGACCACCCAGGCCGCCGCCCGGCCCGGCCGGTTGATCAACCGCCCCAGCTTCATGAACGAGCTGGTGGCCGAGCCGGTCCCCGCTACCGTTAACACCAAGTACACGGTGGCGTTCGGCGGCAACTGGCGTCAGGCCGCCTGGGGTGTGGTCGGCGGCATCTCCTACGACGTGTCCACCGAAGCCACCGTCACGATCAACGGCCAGCTCACCTCGCTGTGGGAGAAGAACCTGGTCGCGATCCGCGCCGAGGCCGAATACGGGTTCCTCGTCAACGACCCCGAGGCGTTCGTGAAGTACCAGTACACCACCCCGGCGGCCTGATGGCCGCCCGCGACCACTACCAGCCGCCGGAAACGGTCCGCGCCCTGCTGCCCAACGGCATCGAGGTCACCGTCTCCGCCGAGCAGGCCCGCCTCTGTCACTACCCGATCGTGTCCGAAACGGCCGACACCGAAGGCGAGCAGCCGGAGACCGATCCGCCGACTCCGGCTGACGTTCGTGCCTGGGCACAAGCCACCGGGATGGACTGCCCGGACAAGGGCCGGATTCCCGAACGCGTGACACAGGCGTACCGCGACGCCCACAGCAACTAACCAGGAAGGAACAGGGTGGCCTTCGCAGTCGCGAAAGACGTCCAGGACCGCCTGACCCGTGACCTGGACGAGAACGAGGCCCGGATCGTCACCACTCGCCTGGCCGACGCCGAGCTACTGATCACCGACAAGATCCCCGACCTCACCGATCGCGTCGCCACCGGGGTGCTCTCGAAAAAGACCGTGGTCATGGTCGAGTCCGACATGGTGCTGCGGCTGATCCGCAACCCCGAGGGCTACACCCAAGAGTCGGACGGGAACTACTCCTACATGATCTCCAGCCAGGTCGCCTCCGGGCGACTGGAGGTCACCGACACCGAATGGCACCTACTGGGCGTGCGGCGCGGCGCGTTCACCCTCACGCCCTACCAGCAACACCCTGTGCGGGAAACGGACACGTGGACATGAGCCTGCTCGACCGCGCCCACGAAGACATCCTCGTATTCCCCGAAGAGACCACAGTGGACTCCGACGGGAACATCATGACCCGCCCCTCACAGACCGGTATCCCCGCGCGGGCGGTGATTCAGATGCTGGCGCAGTCAGGGACTTCGGCGCGACGTTCGGAACAAGACAACGAAGGTTTCGAGTCCGAAGAGGTCTACCGACTGCGCTTCCCCCGATCCTTCCCCTATGTGTTGTCCGCGCAGGCGCGGATCGAGTGGCGCGGCCAGTACTGGGCCATCGTCGGCGAGGCCCGCCGCTACAACGGCTCCGCCCGCACCCGGCACATGGACTACACCATCCGCAGGACCTAACCATGGCTGAGCGGCGCTACAGCAACCGCACCATCAACAGCATCATCGCCCACCTCGATGGCGTGACTGACGCGGTACACCACCGAGGCACGATCATTCGTGTTCGGGCCGAGGCGTTGTTGGAGACACACCGCGACAGCGGGCACGCCGAGATCGACATCACCCGCCACCAGGTCGACACCTTGGTGTCGTTGGTGGACGAAGCCGCCCTCAGTATCGAGTTCGGGCACATCCACAACAAGACCGGCCGCTACGTCCACGGCCTGTACATCATCACCCGGGCCGCCCACTAGCCCAGGGAGGGAGGTATCAGGCTCATGGTGCAGCGCACCATGCCCCGCATCCAAGAAGTCCTTCTACCCGTCCTGAGGGCCGCCCTGCCCGGGGTGATGGTCATGTCCTGGATGCCAGACGTCGACCACCGCACCTTCCCCAGCCTGAACATCCGCCGTCTGGGCGGTCTGCCCCGGGACGTGCGCCGGCTGGACCTGCCGGTCATCGAGATGACCGCCTACACCCGAGACGGCCTGATCGCCTGCGAGAACCTGTATCTCGACGCCCGCACCGTCATCTGGGACATGGTCCACCAGCAAACCGTGACACCCCAAGGGTATCTGCACAGCTTCTACGAAACGATGGGACCAACCCAGTTCGATTCCCCGTGGGATGACACGTGGCGGGTGCAGGGCCTCATCCAACTCGGCCTCCGACCACCCCGAGGAGACACCAGCAGCTCATGACGATCAACGACAACGCTGTGTTGACCGCCAGTAGGGGCTTCATCTTCACCGCCCCCGCCGGCACCGCTGCCCCGACCGCGGCGGTGATCGACGCGTTCACGCCCACCACCACCCTGTCCGGCTGGATCAGCGTCGGGCACACCAGCGAGAAAGACCTACCGGAGTTCGGGTTCGACGGTGGCGGCAGCGAAGTCCGCGGCACCTGGGCCAACAAAGCCCTGCGATCGGTCGAGACCGAGACCCCCGTGGACTTCGTCAACTTCACCCTGCAACAGTTCGACAGCCACGCGTTGGAGCTGTACTACGGCGTACAGAACGCGTCCACCGAACCCGGTGTGTTCGCGGTCCGCCGCACCGCCACCAAAATGCCCAACCAGGCCCTATTGATCGTGGTCGTCGACGGACCCACGTCGATCGCGTTCTACGCCGGCAAAACCACCATCCGCCGCCAAGACGCCGTCGCGTTAGCCACCGACGAGTTCGGCAACCTGCCGGTTCGGGCCACGATCCTGGACGACGGCACCGCGGACCTGATCCGGTGGATCAGCTTGGACACCGGCATCAATCCAGTGCCACCAACTCAGGCGTGATAGCTGCTCCAAGACACTACAACGCCTCGTCTTCAGCAGAGCTATCGTCACCGATGTCCTCAACACTAGGCAGATCCTGGACCTGGCTATCCTCGATGCCGACCTGCGAAGATTCATCGACGGTGTCCGCAGGCGGGAGGTTGGCTCCCCGTTCCTTGAACGGAGCGGTCAGGATCGTGACGATTGCTGAGGCCAAGCCCTGGATCACGCTTACGACAAACTCAGCTAGGGCCTGGATGATGAGTTCACGGGGCGTGGAGGGATCTGCGCCCCGAAGTGCAACGTAAAGAAGTGCCACTAGCGTGGTGCAGACAATCAGAAGCGCCAACCAGTCCATGCATGGACAGTACTGGGCAGACTTCGACCTATAAGTCGACGCTACGCAGTTCGACAGGTCTTGTCAACCGCTTATCGTCCCAGCCGGGCACTCCAGCGAATACCGGATTTCGGCGGGGTGTCTTTTTGTCCTAATTGCACCTTCTTAGCTACACAAAACCGCAGGTCGCAACCGTTTGTGAAATGAATCACTATTCGACTTGGGTTTGATGATTTGATCAAGGAAAACTATTCACAGCGGAGATCACCAACGAAAGGTCCGCGTTGAAGTCGAACTTGTACAGCCTTGCCGATCTGCGAACAGACCTTGATCGCGAGTTCGCCCCGCTGGAACTGGACCTGGGGTCCGGTCGGGTGGTGTTGCGGAACTTGATGCGGATCAACGACAACGACCGCACCTGTGTGCTTCAGGCGTTGCAGCAGCTTGAAGACATCGACACCGACGAGAACGAGACCAACCTCAACGACGTCACCCTGCTGGCCGAGTCGGTCGAGTTCATCCTGCGGACCGTGACCGCTGATGGTCGCGGTGACGCCCTGATCACCGCGTTGGGTGGGGACATGCTGCTCGGGATGAAGATCATCGAGAAGTGGTCGGAGGCGACCCAGGCCCCGGAAGCGCCAGTCTCGCCGGCCTGATCGACAAGGCGGGCGAGGAAATCCTCGCTGATCTCCAGCACTACTACCAGGTCGACCTGCGGGACGTGCTCGTCGAGGGCTCCGGGCTGACTGCGCGGCGGGCCTTAGCGTTGGTGCGGCAGTTGCCGCCGGAGTCCGCGACCGCCGCCATGTTGCGCGGCGGCCCGGAGTTCCGGGGCTGGGGGCCGGACCGGTACCTGACCGCGCTGCTGATCGACGCGGTGCAAGCCAACACGTACGCGTTCATCGCCGCGAACTCGAAACGCAAACCCCCACCACCCCACCCGATCGAACGCCCCGATAACCGGCCGCAACGGCGTGGGGGTGGGTTCGCCGCGATGGCCGCCGATCGGATCGCCGCTGTAAGGCGCGCTAAGCAACAGGAAGGGCAGTAACCCGACATGACCGGTCCTCGGGCGCGGGTGGTCGACCGCGTCTCTGTGCGGGTATTGCCCGACACCAGCAAGTTCGCCGCCGAGCTGCGGGCGCAGTTGACCAGGATCACCCGGGGGATGGACGTCCGGATTCCGGTCAAGGTCGACACCAAGGGTGTGGCCGCTGCCGCGGCGAAGATCAAGGCCGAGTTGCCGCGCGATCCGTGGGACATCACGCCGAACTTCACCCTGGACCTCGGGCCGACCGAGCGCCTGATCGCCCGCATCATCACCGGCCTGCACGGGGCGACTGAGCAGGCTAAGCGGTTCGCTCAAGGCGGTAAGGAAGCCGCCGGACATCTGCTGACGGTGGCTAAGCGGTCGGTCAACATCCGTCAGCACTGGCGCGGTATCGGCGCCGGGATCACCAGCGCGGCCGGTCGGCTACGGGACGTCAAGGCCGACGGGTTTTACCGCAACTTCCTGCGGGTCGGGGACGCCATTGCGGGCGCCACCTCGAAACTGTTCCGGTTCGCCGCTGCCGCTGGCCACGCCCTCGGCCGGTTGGGCAGCGGCGCGGCGACCGGCGCCAAGAACGCGCTCGCCGGGATCGCCGCCGCCATCGGCAAGGTGACCTCCGCGCTGGGCAACCTCGGCCGGACCGGGCTCATCGCCCTCGCGGTGTTCGGCTTAGCCGCGCCAGCCGTCGGTGCGATCGCCACCCTCCTGGCTGGGTTGCCGTCGCTGGGGGCGGCGGCCGGCGCCGGGTTCGCCGCGGTCGCGTTGGGGATGGACGGCATCAAGAAAGCCGCCTCCCAGCTCCGCCCGCAAGTCGACAGCCTCAAAGCCTCACTATCCGCAACCTTCCAAAAGGGCTTGACCCCGGTCTTCAAGGAACTCGGCGCGGTGTTTCCCGTGCTGGACAAAGGCTTAACCACCGTCGCGGGCGGCCTGATCGTGATGGCCAAAAGCTTCACCGACGTGGTGACCTCCACACAGGGCCTCACCCAAATCCAGTCCATCCTGAACAACACCGGCAAGTTCTTCCGCGACCTCGCCCCGATGGTCCGCGATGGCACCAGCGCGTTCCTCACCCTCGCCGACGCCGGTGCGAAACAGTTCGGGCTGCTCGCGGGGGTACTCAACACCTTCGCCGCGGACTTCCGCGCTGCGGTCGAACGGGTTACGTCGGATGGCAGCTTCGCGTCCGGCATGCAGGGCCTGGCCGCTGTCGTGGGCTCGGTCCTGGCCCTGTTCGTCCGACTGTTCGAGGCCGGCGTGCGGGTGATGGGCCAGGTCGGCGGCCCGATCGCCACCCTGATCACCTCACTCGGTGACGCGCTGATCGCCCTCATGCCCGCCTTGGTGTCGATCACCACCCTGTTCGCGACCGTGCTGACAGTGGCGCTGGACGCGCTCACCCCGATGATCGAAGCACTCACCCCGTCCTTCCAACAGCTCGCCGACGCGGTGGGCACCCTGCTGGTCGGGGCGATCGAGGCGGTCCGGCCGGTGCTGGTGCCGCTCGCCCACACCCTCGGCCCGCTCCTGGTGGCCGCGGTCCAAGCGGTGACACCGGTACTGGTCGCCTTGGCGCGGATTCTCACCGACCTCCTGGTGATGGCGCTGAAAGCAGTCCAGCCGATCCTGCCACCCCTGATCGAGTTCCTGACCCAGCTGGGTCAGCTTATCGGCAAGTTCCTCCTGGACGCGTTCACCAAACTCCAGCCGTTGCTCCAACTGTTCTTTGACTTCCTGGCCCAGTTGTTCACCGCCCTGCAACCCCTGCTGCCCGCGTTGACCCAACTCGCCACGCAAGTGCTGCAGGGGCTACTGGACATCCTCACCCCGCTGCTGCCGCCCTTGATGCAACTGGCCCAGCTGGTGTTCCCCGCGATCATCAGCATCGTCCAGGCCGTGATACCGGTGATCACCCAGGTCCTGTCCGTGCTGGGCGAACTGATCCCCGCGGTGGTCAAGATCGCCGAAGTACTCGTCCCGATCTTCCAAGGGATCTTCGACATCGTCCAACGCGTCTGGCCGGGCATCAAGGACATCATCGAGGGCGCGATGCACGCGATCAAAGGCGTGATCGACCTGGTGATGGGCATCATCACCGGGGACTGGTCGCGCGCCTGGGACGGCATCAAATCGATTCTGTCCGGCGCCTGGGAGTTGCTTAAGGGTGGGGTGAAGCTAGGGATTGACGCGGTTGTGGCGTTGTTTGTTGATCTGCCGGGCGCGATCCTGCGCGCCTTGGGCGACCTCGGGGGCCTGCTGCTGGAAGCCGGCAAGGCGATCCTGCAAGGACTCTGGGACGGCATCAAATGGGTCTGGAACAAGGTCATGGACTTCTTCAGCAGCATCGGCAGCTGGATCGCTGACCACAAAGGACCCCTGTCCTACGACAAGCGGCTGTTGATCCCTGCCGGTAAGGCCATCATGCAGGGCCTCGCTGACGGGCTGTCGGACGGGTTCGACGACGTGCAACGCCTCGTGTCCGGCATGAGCGGACAGCTGGCCGGGTCGTTCACCACAAGCAGCCGGTGGGGCGCTGACTGGGCACACGGCATCGAAGACAGCATGCCCCCGGCGCTCCGTGCGCTGGACAAGGTCGCGTCCACCGGGTCGATCTCAGCCCAATGGCAGGCCCAGATCAACAACGACCCCCAATTCGGCGACATCGGCGACCGCGTGGCCGCCGCCTTAGCCGGCTGGAGCGTCCAGCTCGACGGCACCGGCCTGGCCCGCCTGGTGAACAAGTCCAACCTGAGGAAAGCGAGACGAGGCTAGGTGAGTACGTGGTATCTCGGCCCAGACGGCGACCTGCGCGCCCTGCCGGTGCCGGAACGCGACCCCAGCATGGACGTGGTCCGCTACGGCGGCATCCACCAGGCCCTGTCCGGCGCGCGAACCATGGACGTCACCGGCCACCGCACCGAATACAGCTTCGCCTACCGGCTGCTGGACGCCGAGGAGTACGCCTGGCTGGAAGCCCTGGCATCCAGCCACATCCCCGGCCCCCTGAGGTTGCTCACCCCGTTCAAACGCAACCGGCTCACTGCCCAAGCCGCCTCACTAATCCCGGCTAGTGGTGGGTCGGTGGGGGCCAGTCTGCCGGGCTTGTGGAACTGGGAACCCGACTGGCCGGCTACCGCGCCCGGCGCGCGGTCCCTGCGCTGGACCTCCTACCCAGCCGGCGCCGTGCTCCGGCTGGATGCCGACCGGCGATGCCCCGTCCTGCCAGACGAATCGATCACCGCGTCCCTCTACGCCCGCACCGATACCGGCACGGTGGCCGTGGAACTCACCACGACCGCCTACGACCGGACAGGCACCATCCTGGGGGACAACAGCCACGACGACACCGTGCCCACCGACTGGTACCGCATGGCGTTCTCCTGGACGCCCCCACCCGGCACAGCCACCGTCGACGTCACGCTCACCATCCCTACCGGGCCGGTGCCGATCCGGCTGGCCGCCGCCCAACTCGAACCCGGTGACGTGGCCACCGACTGGCAGCACGGCGGAGGGGCACCACGCGTACTGATCGACCAACTCACCACCACCTCCCCGCGATTTCCGCTAGTGGACTGCACCTTGACCTTATTGGAGGCTTAGCACCCGTGTTCCTCGACGGTGGCGACCCGGCCGAGGCCGCGATCACCAGCCGGGAACGGCACTTCCACATCCGCATCGAAGTCGACTGGGACAAAGACGGCCGCTACACCCACCCCCTGTCCAACCTCTCCGCCTACGTCTCAACCGTGACCACGGATCGCAGCCTGCGCGGATCAGCCCCCGAAGAACTGATGCTGATCGAAGGCGCCAGCGCCGCCGAACTCACGCTCACCCTGGCCGGCGAGTATCAAGGATTGTCGTTCACCGGGGTGTTCTCCCCGTACAACGGCTTGTCCCCGTTCTACCTGAAAGACCCCATCGGGGCCGAGATCCGCTATTCGATCGGCATCGAGACCGCCACAGGAACCGTGTGGTACCAGCAGTTCATCGGCAACATCCGCACCATCACCCCCGACCGCGCCGACGCCACCGTGGAGATCACCGCCCTCGATCGGGTGGAGAAGCTCCGCCGGCCGATCCAGCTGCCGCCGTGGGCGATGAGCGAAGAACACCTGTCCTACGGCGAGATCGACTCCCAGCTGATCCGATCGCACTGGGTGATCGATCACTGTCTGCGGCTGTGCGACACGTCGGTCTCCCCGTACCGGCCCACCTACCGGGAAGAAACCGGGCTCCCGCCGGACTGGGTGGAAGGACCCCAGTTCTTCCTCACCGGCAACGGCTCCTACCTGCCCACAGTGGGTTGGCTGGACAACCTCAACGCCGACAGCTTCCCCGCCGGGACCGACACCATGTACAGCCCGACCGGGCTGATCAACGGCAACGCCCCACCCGACACGGCCCGGCCGCTCGCGTTCGCCGGGCTCGGGATGCCGATCGGGCAACTCTACGGCGACGGTAGCCAGCAGGGCATCATCCGCTACTGGTGCGCCGACCGCGACGGCATCCAGTCCTACGCCACGCACTACGCCGGATTCGTGCTGAACACCAACGGCCCCAACGCGCGAGCCTACCGGTCGATCGCCGAACACAACGCCCTGGAGATCGTGGTCGGCGACCGCATCTGGCTGGTCATCACCATCAACACCGGCAGCGTGCGCGCCCGGGTCATCAGCAACGGCGCCACCGCCCTGGTCACCCCCTGGATCCCCATCCCGGTCGACAACCGGCCCGGTCACCTGATCTTCGTCCAGTGGGACAACTCCGGCACCACCGGTGGCCGGATCTACATCTCTGCCAGTGAGAACAGCAACGGCGGACTCGTCTCCTACGGCGGCCCGGTCAGCAACCCGGCCCGCGACGACATCAAAGGCCGGATCACCATCGGCCAAGCGCTGAGCCTGTCCGACGTGTTCTACGCCAGCCGCAACTACTACGGCGCCGGGATCAACCGGGCCGAAGCCGTCCGCGGCGCCGCCTACGTCGCCGTGCTGGACCAGGGTGTGAACCGGTTCTCCCACGTGCCCAACCACCAGTTCCGGGACGCCTGGGACATCATCACCGACATCGCCGCCGCCGAGTACGGCAGCGTGTTCTGGGACGAACAAGGCGTCTTCCGGTTCTACAACTACCGCACCATCCAGGCTAAGCAAGCCAGCATCGTACGGACGCTGACCTTGGACGATGTGGAGGGCCTTCAGGTCACCAACAGCTTGGACTCAGTCCGCAACATCTACACCGTCCAAGCCCGACGCAAACGCGCCATCCTGACCAGGGTGTTCGAGGCGACCGACCCGAACGAGTTCTACGTTCCGGGCCGGACCTCGAAGGTGTTCCGGATCTGGAGCGAAGACGTCCTGTCCCCGATCACGTTCCTCGTGCCCAGGTACACCACCATCCCGGACACTGTTGTTCCGCAATGGACAGACGGTGTGGACCTCGGGTTCGTCGCCCAATGGTTCAAACAAGGAGCCTGGAAGGAAGACAACACCATGGCCGGCGGCGGCCTGGACATCTCTGTCTACTTCAACGCCCTGGGCTACCTCACCGTGCGGATCGGAAACGGGTGGGACGAGCCCGCCCGGCTGGCCACCAACGGCGGACAGGCCGCGTTCCGGTTCAACGGCACGAGGATTCACGACTTCGACACCGTCCCGATGCAGACCCGCGACCAGGCATCGATCAACGCCTACGGCGCCCGCAACCTCGAACTCACGGGGGACTGGTACCAGGACTCCACGACCGCCAGTCAGATGCTGGCGATGATGCTGCGCCGCACCAGCAAACCCATCCCCGCCACCGACGCCATCACCATCGCCGGAGACCCGCGCTTACAGCTAGCCGACTGCGTCCAGGTCCGCGACCCGGACGGGCTCGGCGAGACCATCAACCTCCAGATCTACGGCATCCGCCGCGAGTTCAACAACGACCGCGGCCTGACCGACACCCTCACCGTCGAAATGCTCAAACCACCCGGCGTCGGGCAATGGGACAGCAGACAGTACGGACGGTGGGACACCACCTTCACCTGGAGCTAACAGCTTATGGTCAACGTGCCCATGACCGACGCGGTGTTCAGCCAACCCGCCTCCTCGCTGGAATACAACAAGGTCACCGCCAACGTCCGCGACCTCGACACCCGTACCAGAACCGTGGAAGCCGCCACCACCAACAGCACCACCGGCAACGCCGCCTTGAGCAACCGACTGGCCACAGTGGAAACCAAAGCCACCACCCTGGACATCCGGACCACGGACACCACCTCCGGCAACGCCGCCCTCAACACCCGACTCGGCACGGTAGAGACCAACCTCGGCAGCCGCGGCAGCAGCAACCCCGCCTACGCCGAGATCACCGCCCTGAAGACCCAGGTCGCAGCATTCGCTAAGCCCACCACGGCATCCGACACCGCCCTCTACGGCGACGTCATCAACTCCCGCCCTCGCGGCGACTGCTGGTGGGCCGAACCCATCAGCAACGGCACCCTCACCGTCCAAGCCACCCGCTCACCCAAAACCTTCACCGCCACCGACCTCAGGTTCTGCGTCCCCACAGCAGCAGGCGGGACCGGAACCTTCGACCTCAAGCTCTACACCGGCACCACGCTCACCGGCCTCACCGAACGCGCCGCCATCAACGGCGCCGGGTTTGTCACTGCGGCTGGCATGAAGCACCAGGCGATCAACCTCGCGATCAGCGAAGGCGACTACATCGCCATCGCGATCCTGTGCACCGGGTTCAGCCCCAGCCCGAAGTTCTCATCCACCGCCACCAGCAGCGGCGCACAACTGCTGATCAGTGAGACCAACGCCTACTCGGTGTTCAAAAGCGGCCAAGCCGCACCGATCCCCAACACGATCAACACCTCGGACGCGTCCTGGAGCCGCGCGAACCAACAGTTCTGGTTCGCCGTCGCCTAGGTGAATAACACACCAGGCGATGATAACGGTACAACCGTCATCGTGCTACGTGAGCGCTATGGTCTCAGCAATCCGCTCCTAGGAGCGGCCTTACGTATGCTTCTTGAACCCAGTGTCCTTCGCTCAACCTGCGGTAACCGTTTACCACGTCCTTCTCCGCAGGAATCTCAGCGTCACGCCGGAGCGAGCCGATTCTCTCCGATTGAGCGCTCGGCTCCGTTCTGACCACCAGGACGTCGGCCGCAACTATCACACGACAGGTCCGATCGGGCGGCGGCGTCGATGTGGATAGCTCAGGAGGTGCGGGGCCAGCCGGTGGTGTATCGCCAGGTCCGAGCTTGCGCCATTCCGTGTGAATATCCGAGTAGTCCCCGAAGTCGAACGTTAGTATGCCGTCGGACGGAAGGCGCAGCATCAAAGCGTAAGTATACGTGTTGCAGTTTGCATCGAAACGGAATGCCTTGCTTTCAGCAGGATGGACTTGGCCGGCACACTTCTTCCACTTTCCGTCCTGGTATATATTTGTTTCTGTCGTACCATTCGGATATACCTTTAGATCTCCCCAATGACCGCTTCCGAGATCTGTCCGTTCCCAGTTGCCGATCAGCGGAGAGAGCGGATTTGACGTCCACGCGACTATGGCGACTCCTAGCCCTATAACGAGAGCCGCCACTGCGCTGATGATTAGCAGCTTTCTGCGAAATGGCCACGGCTTGGAGACTCGCCGACCATGGTAGTTCACGCCACCGTAGATAGTTCCGGCTTGAATAACCTGTTCGACCCGGCCGCTGGCAATGCGATTGTGGATCTCTGGAGCTGCCCCATCGTTGCTATCGCCGTTCGAAGCATTGCTCATGACGTCCCCGTCGCATACATGTGTGGTCAAGAGGATATTATAGGCGACGATGCAAGTGTGGCCGCTACCCCTTCCGGGTAACGACTGTGCTGAGCAGATGAGATGCGGTCTTATCAGCTCTTGCGCTGATCTGGCGAGGCTGGCGGCCATAAACCTAGCCAGCGATTCCGTCTCCTTTTGTGGCCTGATAGATCGTCGCTCCGGATCTCAGTCCACATGTTCCACATCTCTCCATTTGCCACCGCTCTAGTCGTCCAACTGGTGACAAAACGAGACCACGCAGCTTTGTGCTGCTCTAATAATCTGGAGAAACCCTTGGCCACAAGCCAAAACGGATGGCCCGCATCACCCAACCCCAGCTCCATCGACATCGCCGCGTTCAGCGTCGCCGGTATCCCGTTCCCTGGAGGCGTCAAGTCCGGAGACGTGGCAACGGTGCTCGGCTACGTCGCCGAGCAGTTCCACAACCGGGTCGAACAGCTGATCACGCCGGGCTGCTGGGGCTACAACTACCGGCCCATCTCCGGCGGCAACTCCCTGTCCAACCACAGTTCCGGCACGGCGATCGATTTATCCGCGCCCCGGCATCCCCTGGGCCAGCGCGGTACGTTCTCCGGCGCCCAGGTCGCCGAGATCCACCGCATCCTCGCCGAAGTCGACAACACGGTCCGCTGGGGCGGCGACTACACCGGCCGGGTCGACGAGATGCACATGGAGATCAACACCGACCCTGGTCGAGTCGCCACGGTCGCGGCCCGTATCCGGGGAGGCGGTGATGGCCCCACCCCTCAGCCCCCCGGCCCCGGACACCACCGGACCCTCTCCCGAGGCTCCACCGGGGCCGACGTCGCACTCGTCCAGCGCTACCTCGGCATCGCCGCCGACGGCATCTTCGGACCAGCCACTGACGCCGCCGTCCGCACCTACCAACACAACCAGGGACTCACCGCGGACGGAATCGTCGGCCCTGCTACTTGGGCTCGTATCGACTCCGGCCTTGGCCATCCCGGTACTGATCCTGGCAGCGATCCTGCGCCTACGCGCCCGACGCTCCGCAAGGGCAGCACCGGACCAGCTGTCCGCGAACTGCAAACCCGGCTTAACACCAGCTACCCGGCCTACTCCCACCTCGTCGCGGACGGAGACTTCGGACCCGCCACCGAGCAGGTTGTCCGGGAGTTCCAACGCCGCGCCGGCCTCACTGTCGACGGCATCGTCGGCCCCCACACCTGGGCCCGCGTCGGGTTCTGACCGAGGCGGCCACAACCCCATCTTATCGAAAGGAATACCCAGCTTGTTCTCTGCTGCCTACCTCAAGGACCTCGCCGAACGCGCGCTTAGCTCGTTCGCCGGAGGCGTCCTGACCGTCCTCGGAGGCGACGCCGTCAACGTCTGGAACGTCGACTACAAGATGGCGCTCGGCGTCGGCATCGGCGCCGCTCTGGTGTCCGCGCTTAAGGGCCTGGCCGCTAAGGGTGTCGGTGACTCCGACACCGCCGCGTTCCTCAGCGCCCGGCGCGACTGACCCTGAACACCACCAAGCCCCTCACCGGATCGCCTCCGGTGAGGGCATTTCGTATTTTCAAGAACTAGACCGAAAGCAACCCGCCTCAGGTGTACTATGCGCAGAAGTGAAAAGCGATCATGAGTGTCGCGGAGATGCATAGTGGCAGACGATCAAGATGAGAGCGATCGCGGTCAGGCGAGGAACGATACCGGACCTTATGTTCCGCGCGCCCACGATGAGCGGTTGGCGGCGCTACTGAGTCAGGTCCTGGCGAATATGTCTGACGCCGAGCATTATCGAATCGTACGAAAAATGCTAGAGAGCGTAACTCGCCCCGGCGCTGAGCAGCTACACGTTGACTTTCAAGGCAATAATTACGACTTCTTTATTGGAAGTCGAGGGGACGATTCAGCGACCGTTTGGTTTCGCGACAAGAGCGCACTGATGGCCTTTGCTTTGTCTGTTGCGAGGCAAACTCCCTCGCATGCAGCAACACCCCCTCCAGATAAAGTAGCTCACCGTGTTGTGAAACTTAAATGGCTTCGCCGCTTACTGCTCGGTGAACGTGCCCAGTATTCGCGGGCCATTGTTGAATCACATCCGGGGGAGTCGATTGACAATGCAACCACAGACGTCAACACAATCCTCAACTACCTAGGCCCGCCGCCCGAACCGATAGGCCGCAGGTCGGGCGAGTCTAACCCCCTTCCGGCAGGTGTGTCATGACAGCGCCCAAACAACGCAAGAACACCTCCTGGGAGGACCTCACTCCATGGGATAAGGCTGCGGAGTGGTACTCGGTTGCTCCAGAGATTGCGGAACAAGTAATGGCGCTCGCGAAGCGTCATGCTGAGCATCAATGGGCGATGGACCAAAAGCGCGCTGAGCATGAACAGCGGATGGACGTTCGAGTCTGGGTGACTCAGCTTGCCGCGCTCGCCATTGGCCTAATCAACGTCCTGGTTCTGGCTATTGTCGCATGGCATTACGCCGACACGGGGAACGTTGTTCCCGGGCTGACCGTGTTCGGAGCAGGCGCAGGTCTGACCGCAGGTGCATACGGCGTCGGTAAGATGCTAGGAAATCGGGCCGCCAGTAAGAAGGGCAGCGCTCAAACGTAGTCTGTGATATTGACTGCCCGAACACCACGAGCCCCTCATCGAACCCTCCAGTGAGGTGCTTTTGTACGTTCGGGCCGTTGGCATGCAACGCCTCAATGGCACCGAAACTATTGCGCCGCCTTGGCCAGTCGTTCTTTGACATCTTCGGGAACTTGAACTTCCCAAACATCTTTGTCGTGGATGACGAACCGGACTCCAGCATCGACGAGGAGTTTCCGCCGGGCCACAATATCCTCACTCGTCTCGCGCCAGGCTTGGGCGTACGTTTCCCCGGTCAGACAGTACTCCCATCCCGCCGCTCGTTGTGGCAATGCTCCAAGGGAAGCCTTCGAGTTTACAAGCGACTGCATTCGCTCAAAGTAACGCTTCTCGTCCTCCTCGGTTCTAATGAATCCCAGGTCACTCTCGCGCTCAAGTCGAGCAATACTAGCCTTAACTTTGTTCAACTCCTCAGTGTGATCCTCGCCCGGCACAAATGTTCTTTGCAGAACTGGAAGATCGCCACAGAGGGTCAGGAACTCTTGTTCCAAGATCGATTCAACGTCCTCCGACTTCATTCCGACCAACGGACATGGGCGTGGGCGGCGCGCGCACCGATAGTAACGATACACATTCTCCACACCGTCCCGCTTCCGCGTCCTCGTAGTGACAAAATGCGTTGCACTAGAACCACACTTCCCGCAGTAGCTAACACCTAGAAGAGGATTCGCGCCATGTATACGGTTCGGTTCCCCTCGGCGCCTTTCCGCGACCGCCTCCTGAATCCTTACCCAAGTGTGATCGTCGAAAGTTGGTTCAGCAATCTGCAACGGCATACCGTTAGACCCAATGACCGGCTGCTCGCCACTCATCTTAATGCCCTGAGTTGCCGGGGACGTAAGAAATTTGATAGTATCACTTACATTCCACTCTGTCCCCCTCCGGTCGTCAGGGTTCCTGTGCCGATCCACATTGGTGACATACCGCTGACCAGTCAACCAGACGGTAATACCGTTGAAGCTATCTTTCTTAGCCTCATTACTCGGCCCGATTGTCCATGCTGTCAGGTCGACATCATCAGCCCCCAACAGCCGGCAAGCCGCAAGAAAAATCATCCGCTTCCGGTCCACATCGGTCGTGATCGCCTTGCCTTTACCCGACGGATGAGCGACTATTTTGAAGCCTTCAGGCGCTGGGCCACCTGGCCAACGATCCATTTCCCGCAGGATTGAATGCGCATTCAAAGCACGTGTCTTGTGTTGGGTTAGCTCCCATTTCGCGAACATGCTCCCGATCAGCAAGAACATCTCGGCGAGCATGCGCGCCATAGGATCAGCGTCGGGCCGATAGTCCAGAACGATCCCCTGCTCCGCCAAAACCATTATCTTCTGGTTCTTCGCGCACCAATCGGCAAGGGCAATGGCGTCACGGGGGTCGCGAAACCCCCTATCCAGGTTCGACCAGACAATCATGTCCCATTCGTGGCCGCGCTCCTCCATGTTCAGCCAGTCTTTGAGGTCCGGCCTGTCGAACGGGCTGACCTGCGCCGAGACATCCAGGTCTTCAAACGTGTCGACGACCGTCGCACCCAGGGATGTGGCCTTCTGGTAACCGATTTCCTTCTGCGCCAAGTGCGACACCTTGGCAGAGGACTTGTGGCGTCGGTTCTCCCGCTTGACTGACACACGCGACCCGACGATCGCACGTAACCCCAGTTCGCTCAT